GTTCATCAAATTTTTCATTACCATTATTATAATATCTCTTTATTCTAAACTCCTCTAATTCTTTTAGAGGTGGAATATATTTTGATTTTACATCTTTCTTATATTTAATATATACCTCTGCAAGATAAGGTATTAATGATTGGACAATATTTTGGGATAACTGATTTAGATTTAATTGAGTAAAACAAGGACAACTATTACAATCAATATATTCGTGATGCTCTGTATTTTTTTCAAATAAATCTAAAAGTCTTTTACAAGTAAGACTAGGAATGATATTATCGTATACTTTAACCATATGAATATTCTTCTTTTGCAATATCATCTAACTTTTGCATTACTTCTTCTGTAAAATACTTATCTGGATTTTTATATATTTCTTTTGCGTATACTTTCTTTCCATCCATTTCATATCTACCCGCAACATTTTTCCAGAGACCACCTTTCTCTCCTAAGTCTAAAAGACCATAGTATTTGTCAAGTCCTCTTTCATCATAATAAAGACGAACTTCAACTTCTTTATTTTCTTTACTTAGACGTGACTTATGAGTCTTTGCCTTGATAATGTTTCCAATGACATCTTTTCCGTCTTTTTCTTTCTTCTTGGTAAGATAGATGATTGTAGATGCAGCATACTTGAGACCGCTGCCTCCTCCCATTTCTTTAGTTGGGACGTAAGATCCGATAACATCATAGGTGTGATTAGTAACAATAAGTGGAATGTTTGTTTGACCAAGTTTAAGTGTAAGCATTCTAAATGCTCCTTTAACAAGTTGAGATTTGGTCATATCTCGAACCATTTTGTCATTCAATGCATCAGTAATTTCTTTCTCAGTTGAAAGCATACCTAGAGAGTCTAACACAAACATACAAGGTTTGCGATTCTCTTCATCTGTCTTAGAGTATATATCTACTGCCTTAAGTGCCTTACCACGAAACTCTTCAATTGTAACAACGTTCACAACAACTGTTCGTGTTAAGTCAACCCCACGAGATTTAAGTAGTCCTTTGTTGACAGCAGCCTCGGTGTCAAAATAAAGGCAGTAACCATCAGGGTTAGTATCCAGAAAGTTTTTGACAACAGCCAAGGAAAAATAAGTCTTTCCAGTAGAGCTTTCACCAGCGATGGCAGTAATCTTATTACTAGAAACACCACCATAAATGGAACCACTAACAAGCGAATTAAAGATATGACTTCCTGTATCAATGAATCTTTCTGTTTCATCTATATCTTGTGCTACTTTGGTAAAATCGTCACCAATCTCTTTTACAATTTCTTTCAAGAAATCCATTCTTTACCCTCTTTACGATGATGTACTTCAACATAGGCTTGACACTTTGGACAAGATAAATTAGTTACGAAGTCATATGCATGGTCTTCGCCATAGAACTCTTCTTCTAAATCGTGGTCTCCACCCCAGATGAGTTCAGTGCCACAGTGCCAACAATCCATTTTATTTTTATTATACTATTTTTATTTCAATTCGTCAAGGTCAAATAGTTATTCCTTTGTCTCTTAATATCTTTTTGTAAGGTCCATCAGGGTTGTTATCTCTAACATCTTTAACTTCTTTTAATAGATGATACAATCGTGCATCTCCCCCAAGAGAAAGAGCCTTTACGATTGTCTCTAAATCGTTATCATTAATAGGTAATTCCATTAGGAAAAAAATAGTTCTAAGTTTACAGTTTTTTCAACATTCCACCCGATTGCATCGAGGATTGCTTTAAGTGGTTCAACAAAACTTTTGTCAAATTGTAAATCGTAATCAACATACTTCTCAAGTCCAAGTTCTCTAGGAAAGTCTTGAATGAATGATATTACATTCTCTTGAATGATATTTGGTTTCTGTAGGTAAAGAAATTTGACTTTCTCTCCATTACTGATGAGTGAATATTTATTGTCCAACTTTTTCGCTTTCACATAATGATTAAACAATAATGCACCCCGTATATGTATAGGAGTTCCCTTTTCATATATTGTAGAATGTGCTTTGTACTTTTGAACATTTGATGCAGTGCGAGGAAATGCAATCTCTTCTGGTGGTAATTTTTTAAATTGTTTTCGAGACTCATCAATAAATTCTATTACATCTTCCTCTGTTCCATTCATCATCAACTTGAGTGCATTTTTAATTAATGTGCGACATGGTGCAGGAGTTGATGACTTCACTGCTTCAATACCCATCATCTTAAGATTTGGTTTTTCATAACGAACACCTTCACTATCCCATACATTTAAAATATATCTTTTCTTTGCTGTCCAAATGCCACGGTCTGCGATGTTCTCCCGCTTCATAAACATCTTTTGGTCGTAAGCATTTACGTAGTTCGCCAACGTTTCATAAGAACTCGTAATATACTTTTCAAGTTCCATCTCACAGATCTTATTAAGGAACGACACAATGCTTTCATTAGTCGTCTCTCTCCCTTTGTATACAGTTTCAACCAAAGGACCCAGATTGAGGTAGATACTATCAGTATCACTAGCAATGACATAATCTTCATTCTCCGTTTTTAAAATTTTGTTTAGATACTTATTCATACGGTTTTCTATCCAACGAATAGAAACCTGACCAGATAGTGTAATAGCTTCTGCGTTGGCAAGTTTATAATAGCGAAAATATTGATTACCAATAGCACCATAAGCAGAGTTAAGGGAAATCTTCTTTGCCATCTGAATGTTATTACATCTTGCAATTTCTTTTTCAAGATTTTTTGTTGGGGTCTTTTCATACTTCTTCTTTGCAGTAATCATTCGCTTTTTGAAGATGACTCTTTCATTGTACATCTTCTCCATCAGTTCTGGTAAGAACCCACGAACATCCTTACGATACATTGCACCGTTTGCACAAACAGCATTATCTTTATACATTTCAAATGTTATGTCTTCTTCAAGGATTTTATCAACTGTAACAGATGGATGCCTTGTATCTAGTAATGTCTCTGGAGAAATATTATATTGCATAATCAAATGCGGATATAGACTATTCAAGTCGAAAGATACAACCCAATCATACTTGCCAGGTATTGGTTCTTTTACATATGCACCTGCATACTTATCATTTTTATTTGAGCGATTCTTTGGAGGTATGACAATATTTCTTCTCTTCAAATAATTGAAGATAATAGTATCCCACATTCTTACCTGATAGAACACATCTTCATAGTTAACCTTTGCATCGTATGCCATCGTCAAGGCAAGTTCAATCAACTTCATCTTATCCTCAAGACGGTCAACAAGTTCTACGTCAATGATGTTGTATTCTACAAACTTCTGCCAACCTTTTGTATAGAAGTCTTTGAATGTATCAAACTCTGAGTGGTCAAGTTTCTTTTGTCCAAGTTCAACAGATGCAATATAATCTAATCGGTATGACTCTTGTGCCTTGTATGTAAACTTCTTATATAAGTCAAGATAATCTAACTGAGATACACCACCGATGTCATAAGATAAATGTTTACGACCAGAGATATATGTTTCTTCCTCAGTTACTAAACCCCAAGGTGACATTCTCTTTTTAAGTTTCTCACCAAGTATTCGATCAATACGACGACAAAGATATGGAATATCATAAAGTTTACTGTTCCAACCAGTAATAACTTCTGGTGTATTATCTTCAATCATCCACCAGTTAATAAAATCATTAAGAAGTTCATACTCTGTTTTAAATGATTTGTATATTACATTCTCTTGTTTATTATTAAATCCACCAAGACCCCAAGTACGAATTTGTTTTGTTGTATAATCTTGTAAAGTAATTAATAGTATTTCTTCTGCACAAGATTCTACATCAGGGAATCCATATTCTGATTTAACCTCAATATCAATCGTGGTTAATTTAATTTGTTCAATATCAAACTTTAATTCTGTTTCTGGGTATTTGTCAGAAATATATTGATAGATAAATCTTTCATTTCCATAAACATTAAAGTTTTCTACATCATTATATTTTTTGATAAACTCACGACAATCTCTTACAGTACCAGGTTCAATTGGTTCAACAGGTGAACCATCAAGTGTTTTATATTTTGTCTTTCTTTTTGAATCTACAAATAGTGTTGGATAAAACTTTTCACGAGTGGCAAAATGTTTTCCATCTTCATATCCACGAACCAAGAAATTATCTCCGACCATTTGGACGTTGGTATAAAATCTCATTACGCAGTTAATTCAGTATACTTATCAAGTATTGTACCGTTAGGGTCTGCAATCGTCAATATATCTTCTGAACGAATCATAAATTCTGTTTGATTTGTGATATCTGCTTTCCAAGGAACCATATCATCAATACTATTATATACATATGGTTTAA